CGTTCCCCGAATTCGCCCCAGCTGTCGAGGCGCGCGCCAGGCGCATCGCTCAGGAGGTCATGCAGCAGTCGGCGCAAGCAGACCCCGATGCGATCAACAAGGCGGTGAATCTCGCCGTCATGGACGCGACGCACAAAGGATGGCGCGAAACGGTCGCGTCTCCCGAGTTCGACCTGTGGGTATCCGCGCAGCCCGAAAGCGTGCGGCAGACCTACGCCACAACGTGGGATCACAACGAACTAGGCGGCATCGTAGCCAAGTTCGCAGAGTCCAGGCGCGCCGTCGCCGATCGCGCCACAAGAAGCAAATCCCGATTGGAAGCCGCATTGACACCGGACGGCAGGTCGTCCCGCGTCAGTCACGCGGCCTCCGAAATTGACGCAATGCAAGCCGGGTTCGACGCAGTTCGTAACCCGCGCTACTACACCACGAGGTAACACATCATGAGTTCATTCAATCTCGCCAGCCCCGCACAGCGGATTGGCAAACTCAAGGGCGAAATTCTCGCTCACTCCATCCCGGTCGAAGTTCTCGGCATCACCGGCCTGCAGCGCCAGCAGCCCAAGCGCAGCGGCAAAACCGTTTCGATGCGTCGCTATCGCCCGTATGGCGCGCTGGCGACCAACGACAACACCAAAAACCGTCCGGTTGTCGATGCGACGGCGCACATTCTGACGGAAGGCGTCGCGCCGACCGCCGATACGCTTGTGCCGGATGATGTCGAGGTCAGTCTGGTCCAGTACGGCTGCCTGTATCAAGTCAGCGACGTGGCCGACGACCTGTACGAAGACGACGTGCCGAGCGAGATGAAGAAGCAGTGCGGCGAAAGGGTCGGCTTGATCCGGGAAATGGTCCGGTACGGCATCGTCAAGGCCGGAACCAACGTGTTCTACAGCGGCGGCACAACGCGCGCGACGGTGGATGAAAAGATCACGCTCAAGATGCTGCGCAAGGCGTCACGCACGCTGCAGGCCAACCACGCCAAGAAGATTACCGGCGTACTGGCCCCGTCGATCAACATCGGCACCCTGCCGGTCGAGTCAGCTTATCTGGTGTTCGTCAGCACCGACGCCGAGGCCGACGTGCGCGACCTTGCCGGCTTCGTCCATGTCAGCGAGTACGGCAATCGCAAGGTGGTGAACGAAAACGAGATCGGCAGCGTTGAGAACTTCCGGTTCATCACCAGCCCGGAGCTGGCTCCATTCACCGACTCGGGCGCCGCTACCGGCGTCACCGGCCTGTTCTCCAGCGGCACCAAAGTGGACGTCTATCCGTTCGTGATCTGCGGTGAAGACGCATGGGGGCAACTCGCCCTGCGCGGCGAAAACGCCATCGACCCGACATGGATTCCGCCGGGCGAGAAGAGCAAGAGTGACCCGCTCGGACAGCGCGGATTCGTCGGCGCCAAGTTCTACTTCGCGTGCAAGGTGCTCAACGAAGGCTGGCTGGCCGTCATCGAAGCCGGCGTCTCCGATCTGGCCTAATCAGCCGGCAGTTCAATAGAGGCGCTTTCGGGCGCCTTTTTCATTTTTTGAGGACATGAATCATGGCTGATAACACAGCAGGACAGACCAAGACCGCCGGCGTCGATCAGGCTACCGGGCAATTTGCATCTGGCAAGGTCGTTTTCGACGCAACAACCATCGTTGCCACGGAGTACGCGCGCATCGAATGCGGATTTCTTCCGCGCCACATCGTGTGGGAGAACCTGACGGACCGAATCAAGGTTGAGTGGAACGAGGGCATGACGACCTCGCAATGCCTCAAGACCGCTGCCGCCGGTACTCGCACGCTGGACACCACGGCACTCGCCGTCGTTCCCGACTCCAAGGGATTCCGCATCCTTCAGGACGCCACGCTCGCCGCGATTCTGGCCAGCAAGACGTGCTACTGGCGCGCCTACGGCTGATCGCCACCAATCCCCGCACCACCAAGCGCCTTCGGGCGCTTTTTTCATTTCTGGAGGCAAGGATATGGCGGCAAGAGGCAGAACAGAAGCAGCGGAAGAGTACCTGGGCGCGACACCGGCGTTCAGCGTCGATGATATCGGCACCAATCCGGGTGACATCGAGGTTGTCGACCGCGTCCTGACGGAAGACAAACTGGAAACCGAGCGATTCATGGCCGAGAAGATTCTTGTCTTGGTGCAGGACTCGGCCGACGAGACTGACCACGAAATCGTGGAAACCTGGGTAAACGGCCGGGTGCAGCGATTCCTTCGTGGCCAAGCGCAACTGGTCAAACGGTGTTACGTCGAGGCTCTGGCCCGCGCCAAGCGCACGACATACCGGCAGACTCTTGATGAGCGCATGGGCACGCAGGCATTCAACCAGATGCGCCCGCACCACAGCCTGGCCTACCCCTTCACGGTGCTGGAAGACAAGAACCCCAAGGGCCGAGCATGGCTCCTGAGCGTGCTGGCGCAGGCGCAGCGGGCCTAATCCATGACGCTCGCCGACCTGATTGACGCCTTCCGGGATGAGTCGTTCGACAACAACCGCGTCAAGTATTTCTGGAGCAACGCGACGCTGACCAGGTTCGCCAACGAGGCGGAAAACGAGGCGTGCCGGCGCGGTAGTCTGCTGGTCAGCTCGTCAGGGCCGACATGCACGTATGGCGTCAGCGCCGGTCAGGATGTCGTCTTGCTTGACAGAAGCGTGCTCAAGATCAGGCGCGCCAAGATGGCATCAGGCGGCGACATGCTCGCATCGGTGACGGCTGCCCAAATGGACTTGTCCGCACAGTCGTGGGAGTTGGAAACCGGAACTCCGATTGCGCTCGTGACGGACTACCAATCCGGCGCCGTTCGGTTGTACCCCGTCCCAACATCGGATGACACGCTCATAACGACGGTCAGCAGGCTGCCGTTGCGGCAGATGGAAGCGGACGACGACGAGCCGGAGATTCGCGCAGAGGCGCATCCGGCGCTTGTGCAGTGGATGCTCTATCGGGCGTACAGCCGGCAGGACGCCGAGACGTTCGACCCAAAGAAGGCGTCCAGGGCGCTGCTTGAATTCGAGCGCGAATTCGGCGGCAAGGCGTCGATGCGCAACGAACAGTGGGTGCGCGACAGCCATGCTGTCGGAGCCGACCCGATCGCATAAAGGAATGACCGTGCCAGATAAAGATCCGTCCGCATGGACGATTGCAACATGGCTGTTGGCCCTGGGCATGGGGTTCAGCGGCGGCGTCGTCCATTGGTGGGCGCGCATGAAATCCCGCAAGCCGCGCGTGTTCTCCCTCATGGAACTGGTCGGCGAGGTTTTCACCAGCGGATTTGTCGGCGTCTGCGTATTCATGGCCCTGAATGAGTGGGACCAGCCCGCCGGCCTGTGTGCGGCAGCCAGCGGGATATCAGGACACATGGGCGCCAGGCTGCTGTTTGTCCTGGAGCGCGCAGCAGAGTCGAAGTTGAAGCCGTACCTCGGCGGGGATGACGCATGAAGGCTCTATCGCTATCCCTGCGCCTTGGCGCTACAGCCGACATTCCCATCCGCGTCGAGAGCGACGAACTCACGTTCGCGCCGATCACCGCGATTACCAAAGCTGCTCCGGTAGCGATCACCTCGACCGGTCACGGCATCCCGGATGGCTGGCGCGCGGCGGTGCTCAACGTGGGCGGCATGACGGAGTTGAACGCCGTCTGGAACGCCATTCGAGACAGCGACTTTCGCCGCCTCGCCGTGATCGACGCCAACACCATCGCGTTCCCAGGCGTGACCTCGGCGGGCTTCCGCACCTACACCAGCGGCGGCGAACTGGCGTACTACGCACCAAAAGACCTGTCCGGCTACACGGCGGCGCGCATGGACATCAAGCGGGCGGTAGGCGGAGCCGTCCTAGCTTCGCTGAGTACCACCGATGGCACCATCGAGATTGACGCCCCGAACGGCGCCGTCTGGCTGCACATCACGCCGACGACGCTCGTCGAACTCGCTGCCGGCGACTATGTGTTCGACATCGAGCTACTCGACGGCACCGACGTTCTCGCCCTGTGCAGCGCGGAGAGCGTGCTGCATCTCCTCCCCGAAGTTACGACGAGCACCTGACTATGGCCAGCACATTCCCGAACGCGCTCGACACGATTCCCAATTCACCGACGACGGAGAAGCTTGGCGAATCAGCACCGAAGCATTCCGAGATGCACGACGCACTGCGTGATGCAATCGTCGCGATCGAAACGCGCATCGGGGTTACTGGAAGCGCAGATGCTGCTTCGCTCACACATCGCACGTCCGCCGCGGGCGAGGGATCGGCAGTCAGCGCCTTGGCGGATAAGGCGACGCCAGTCGACGCTGATCTTGTCGCCTTGTCCGACAGCGCTGCTGGAGGCGTTCTCAAGAAACTCTCGTGGGCGAACATCAAGGCAGCGCTTCAGTCCGCGTTCGCAACGCTGGCTGGTATCGCAGGCGGTCAGACGCTCAACGGGGGCACCGGCGCGAGTGAGACGCTGACGCTGCGCAGCACGGCACACGCCACTAAGGGCAAGATTCTGTTCGGTTCCTCTTCGGCATTTGACGAGTCGACGAGCGCCTGGGGATTTGGCACAACAAGTCCATCGGCAAAGGTCCACGTTGTCAATACGGCTGAACAGCAGCGCCTCGGGTACGACGCGGCAACCTACCTCAGCATGACCGTTTCAAGCGCCGGCGCCGTGACCTACAGCGCCACTGGAGGGCAGTATATTTTCAAGGGGGCCAACTCCACCGCGACACTTGGTTCTGAACTTGTCACCAATGGCGACTTCACCAGTGATCTATCGGGCTGGACAGATTCAGGCGCTACGTGGTCCTGGGTTACAGGATCAGCGAAGCACACTTCTGGCAGTATCAGTAATCTCTCGCAGAATGTCACGGTTACAAGCACCTACACGTACCTGATTGATTTCACAATCTCAGGGCGTACCTCCGGTAATGTGACGATCACGCTCGGCGCGGTAACACTGGTTGACAACGGCGCGACTACTACGTGGTCTGGTAACGGTACGAACAAACGCACGCTTGTTGCCGCAGCATCAGGGTCGGTGGCATTGACGATAGTGCCATCCTCCACCTTTGATGGATCAATAGATAACATCAGTCTGCGCGTCGTCTCTCTGGGTACAGTCACGCCGACGGTAGCGGTCCAAAACTCCGATGCTTCTGCCGGAGTTCACATTCGCAGTGGTGGAAATACTCAGTGGAACACGTTTGTTGGTATTGACGTTGGGCGGTCTATTCTCTCTGGCTACAACAACAGTGGATATGGTGGCAATGCGCTACGGACAATCAATACAGGATTGAATAATACTGCCGTAGGTTACAACGCGCTCAATCTCTGCACGATAGGGTCTTCCAATACAGTAGTTGGCAGTGGTGCCGGTTATGCAAATGTATCTGCGTATGGCAACGCTTTGTTCGGTTACATATCCGGGACTGCGCTGACGACAGGAGGCTATAACTGTGCTTACGGAAGTAACTCACTGATTGGTGCAACAATCGGGAGCTACACCACAGCGATGGGCTATGCGTCCCTTGCTGCATTGACAACTGGAAACAATGTCACAGCCCTCGGCGCCCTTTCAGGCCGGTATATCGCTGATGGGGCAACGGCCAATGCCACCTGCGACAACTCGGTATTCGTGGGGTACATGACGAAGGCGCTCGCCAGCGGTCAAACCAACCAGAACGTGTTCGGCTACAACGCGGTTGGCCTGGGCAGCAACACGTCCGTCATCGGCAATTCGTCCATCGTCACCTTCAAGGCATTCGGCACCCCGATCCTGACACCGGCTGCCTCGTCTGTTCCAACTGTCAATGGTGAACTGACGGTCGAGGCCACAAGTAACACGCAACTGACGTTCCGTCTCAAAGGCACGGACGGCACTGTGCGCTCAGCGTCTCTGACCCTCGCATAAGGACATCAACATGGACTATAAGCAATCCACCGTCACCGGCGAATCGTGGCAGCGCTGCCTGCACATCGAAATCAACAACCCGAGCGGCGCAACACCGTCGATCCGATTCGACGAGGAGCGGCGCATTGCGCTTGCCGATGGCACTTCGATAGGCACCCCGGCAGGGTCGATCAACAAGGACTTCACCGATCCGTCTGCCACGTTTCCGTTGCTCGACCCGTCGACGGGTAACCCTGTCGGCTCCGTCATCAGCCACGGCGAGGTGTATGCCGTGCTGTGGAGCCTATACATGGCGCTGGCGGCGGAACGGGATGCGGCCATTGTCGAGGAGCCCCCGCCAGTCGATTTCCGTGATCGGTTCGGGGAGGACTGATGACGCACCTGGCGACATGGGACGACCCGGTTGTCACATGGAACAGCTTGCTGTACTCCTGGGACGGCGAGTCGCTGTTCCCGGTGGATATCGCTGCTCTGCTGCGCCAGCGCTCCGTGTTCGCCCAGGTTGTCGAGCCTCGCCCGTTTGCTTGCATTGAGCAGCAACGCCCAGTCGCCTGCATCGAGCAGCAGCGTCTCGTCGCCCGCATCACTCAACAACGCCTGTACGCGAGAGTAGCCGATGGCCATTGACACCTCTTGGGCGAACGTCTCCCTACTCTGCCCGTTCGATACCGACCTGCTGGACATCAAAGGTCACGCGATAACGGTCGGCGGCGGTGCTGTGCTGTCCGCTGCGCACGCACCGACCGGATGCACGCACAGTCTGTACCTCGATGGGAACAACGACTGGCTATCGTTCTCGCACGCCGATTTTGCTTTCGGAACGGGCGACTTCGCAATCGAGATTCCGCTCTATCGGGCCGGCGACACAACCGTTGGCGGCTCACCGGCAACTGGCGTCGATGCGGCGATTCTGGACATGCGAACCTCCGACTCTTCGTACCAGATTAGCTTGTTCCTGCAAGGGTCGACATCTACGAACGCGTTGAAGGTGCTGCTCTATATTAATGGGGCAGCGGTGATCGTCAGCACTACCAGCATGACAACATCGTTCAAGTTAATCACTCTGGCCCGCGTTTCCGGCGTCACGCGGCTGTTCATTGATGGCGTGAAAGAAGGGTCGAACTACACCGACACGAACAACTACACGGCGACTTTTGGCAGGATTGGCGGGCGCTATACACCTGTATCAAGCGAGTATCGCTCACTCAATGGCTACATCGGACCAATCCGATTTACTAAAGGAGATGCGCGCGGATACTCGGCGACATTCACGCCACCGACGTTGCCGCATGTTCGTCCGACTATCAGTGGGCACGTCTATGACGCAGCAGCCGCGCCTGTAGCCAAGACAATCCTGGTGCGTGACCGCAGCACCGGGCTATACCTCGGCGGCGCGAACAGCGACCC